CAGGAGAGGTGGGATCGAAACCTACCCTCGGCACCATTTCGGGGAACGGACAAGGGTCCAGGTTGGTCCTGCAAACCGACCGTGCGGGGAGCGTTACCCCGGTTCTCCACCATGCAAACCTCGCGAGTGCAGGAGTGGTGCTCTTGCAACGCCGGCCGGGGCGTTCGACAAAATGCCGGCCACAGTCCCTGATCGTCCAATGGCAGGACACCCGGCTGTTAACCGGTCAATCCAGGTTCGAGTCCTGGTCGGGGAGCCAATTCGCCGCTATCGTCTATTGGCAAGGACACCGCCCTCTCAAGGCGGAGAGCGGGGGTCAGTACCCCGTAGCGGCGCCAACATGCGCACGTAGATCAACTGGACGATCGCCAGACTACGAATCTGGAGGATGCGGGTTCGACTCCTGCCGTGCGCGCCATTATTATTTCAGATGGGCGTGAACGTCCTTTTGCTGTGTGAAGCTCGTGCTGGAAGAGCACCTGGCTTGGAACCAGGAGGCCGGTGGTCGGAACACCGCACACAGACCATTTTGGAGGGAACCATGAGAGCCGTCGGACCGTTGTGGACCCTGCGCCGCAAGAAAGATGTGGCGCAAGGCGAGGCCAGCGAGCGCGATGCCAAACGATCGAAGCTCAGGGCCATGACCAGCTATGACCTCAAGCGACGCGGCGCCATCAAGCCGTCGATGCCGAAGTTCAACCTGCCGAAATGAGAAACCCCCGCCCCGGTCGATGCAGGGCGGGGGCTCGCGGGCCTTGCCGATAGCGTGGCACCACTACCAGCTCAGCGCACCTCGGATGAACTGCCGGATCGGGCCGCCGCCGCCAGCCATCGTTCGCAGCCGCGACGCCATCTCGGTAGAGGCCAGATTGCCGCCGCAGTTGCAGGAGATGGCGTGCAGATCATCGCGCTCCAATTCGAAATATTTCATGCCGCCGAGCACCGAGAGGTCGGCGTTTGGCGTGCCGGGAGCGATGTCAGCCTTCAGTCCATCGGCCTTGAACTCCTCGCTGCGGATGGCGATGCCAAACACCGAGTAGGGATGATACATGCGACCAAGGACAAAATCGTCGCGCTGTTCGATCCGGTCGAAGATGTAGATAGGATGCTGGGCTCGCTCAACCAGGGCGGCGAGGCGGTTGAGCTTCTCGGCCCTGGTCAGCTTGGCGGGTGGCGCTTCTGTGACGGGGAACTCTTGCTCAAGGGCGGCGAGCTGATCGCCAGACAGCGGTCGGTTCATGGCAATTCCTCCGATGTTTCACGCGGCGGGGTCGCCGCGCCCCCGAGATTAGCCAGTTTGGATACATCCAACAAGACCCCTTTCGTCCAATCGGCAAGACGCCTGGCTCTGACCCAGGAAATGGTGGTTCGAATCCATCGAGGGGTGCCATTACGATTTGATGATGGTGCAGTGGCGAAACGGGAACGCGGCGGACTGCAAACCCGCCATGAGCCGGCTCGACACCGGCCTGCACCTCCAACACCAGGGAGACGCTGATGGCGCATGTGCGCAAAGGCCACCTGATTGCATCGCCGCAGTGGTGGAAGCATCTACGTGACTGGAAGCGCGTATTCTGGAAGCGCCATCGCAAGGCCGAGCGGCGCTTGATCAACCAATGCTCCCGTGGCTCGAATGGACAGGCAGCGGTCTTCTAAACCGACACGACGCGGGTTCGAATCCTGCCGGGAGCGCCACTTTCACGAGGAGAACCGATGGCTGACGGATTCATCAAAGGCGACTGGAGCAAAGGCTGCGGTTGCTGGAAGTGTCTCAAGGCGCTTAATGATCGGGACCGAATGTCACGTATGGTCCTGTGCCCAGTCTGCGGTAACAAGCGATGCCCGCACGCGAGTGATCATGTCCTTGCATGCACGCACAGCAATGAGTCTGGGCAACCGGGAAGTGTCTATTCATGAGGAGAGTAGAGGCCGAAGGGTTTCGGCCGGAGCCTGCTAAGCTATCGGTGCCGCAAGGCATGGGGATCATACCCCCCGCTCTCCGCCATTGGCCTTGATCAGGATGGCATCGCAGTGGCAGCGCTTAGGTGCGCAGAAGCACACCAGGTCTTTGCCGCGCAAGGCTGATACATCAAGCGTCGGCAGTACATCGCGCTCGAAACGGTCGCAGACCTGATCACGGTCGCCATCGCGGCCGATCACAAATGGGTTGCCATAAGGGGACCCGCGCCCGCAATAGACCGCGTCGGGCGGGATCGAGCCGTGATGCTTGTTGAGAACGCGCGGCATGCGGACTTGGTATATAGGCTGTGCCACGGGCTTCCAACCCGTCGAAGGGGGTTCGAGTCCTCCAGTCCGCGCCAAGCTCCCTTCGTCTAGTGGCTAGGATCGCAGACTTTCAATCTGCAGGAGACGGGTCGGAACCGTCAGGGAGCACCAATCACTGCCCTCTCGTCCAACGGCAAGACATGGCACTTTGAATGCCTGAATCGGGGTTCGACTCCCTGGAGGGCTACCAAAAACTCGGCAGACCCGCTAGTGCGGGACCGGCTCTCATAAGGCTGGATCGCCCGGAGCGTAACCGGGGTCTGCTACGCTGGTGTAGCTCAATGGCAGAGCGCGCGGCTGTGGACCGCGCGATTCAGGTTCAATTCCTGACGCCAGTACAGGGGCGTAAGATAACGGCAGTCGCCAGGTCTCCAAAACCTTGGAGTGCGGGTTCAAGTCCTGCCGCCCCTGCCAATTCCTCTGGACGTTCACTCTTTCGGAATCTCGATGCGCTCGACCGTGCGGTTGATGCGGTTCTGCCGCGTCGCCGACGGGTGATTGCCGCCCGGCACGTTGATGCCGGCGCCCAGCTCGGTCTCCTTGATGCTGATCGGCTCGCGCGCGTTGCGCTCCTCGCGCGCCTTGGCCTTCTGATGCAGCGCCATCGGCCGCGCCACCAGCATGGCATCTTCCACGCCGATCACGTCGTCCAGGCCCTTCGGCATGAACATGCCGTCGAGCAGGCCGTCGAAGTCCGACTGATAGACCGGGGTCCAGCCGCCCTTGGTGAACTTGCTGATCTCCTGCGGGGTCTCCTGGCCGCGCACCGAGCGGGTGATCCACTGCAGCGCGACGCCGTCGCGCGCCAGCCGCTCCACCACCTCGGGCGGGATGCGCAGCCGATCGGCATCCTCCTCGCCGATGCCGACAATGGTGTCGTCATCCCAGTTCGGCCGCGCCCGCATTTTCGTGAGCATGCCGCCTGGCCGCTTGGTGGTCTCGGCCCGATCGGCGATGGTCTTGACCGCCTCCGGGCTCGGGGCCGCCTTGTTCCGCGGCTTTCCCTTCGGCCAGCCTCCACGCTTCTGGGGGGTTGCTTCGTCGGTCATGAATAGTTCCTTCCCGTTAGGCTACTGATTTCTTCGATCTTGCGCTTGCACAGCCGAATGAGTTGGATCGCATATTCGTCGGGTGCACAGTGGCTGATCTTGGCTGCCTCAAGCTGCTCCTCATCAAGCAGGCCGGCGAGCCGCGCCTTATAGACACGCAGGCTCTCCTTGAGAGCCCGCACCTCCTGATAGAGCGCCACCGTCTGCGGGAAGGCCTCCTCATAGCGCTTGGTCGCGGCCTCGATCTCCTGCTTGGCGGCTGCGATCTTTTGCTCCAGCTCTTTCTCCAGCTCTCGGCGCCGCCAGTCAGCTTGGCGCCAGAGCACTTCATAGTCCTTCCGAGGCCTACTCGGCTTGCGCGCACTCTTTTTCATCCACGCTCCTGATAGTGGCCCTGCTTCTTGAGTTCGTTCAGGCGCACCAGGTTCTTGGCGTAGGTGACCTCATCGACGCCTGAGATACGGGCGGCCTCGCGCTGCTCGGGGGTCAGCTCGATCCGCGTCGGGGTCGAGCGGCCGGTGGAGAGGCTTGGCGCCTCGCGGCTGACAGGTGCGCTCACGGGCGGTGGTCTCCGTTCGGTTCGTGGTGAGGCCGGCTGGCGATAGCCAAGGGTCTCTTCCAACGCGGCAAAGTATTCCGGCGTGTCCTGCGCGTGACCGGCGCGGATCGCATCCCAGTGCGCGGCGCCAAGATAAGCATTCTTGGCCGGATCAGTGAAAGCATCGCGATGGCTCTTGAGCCAGGAGCGCTGCTGCGGCGAGAGCTGCTGCATGGCATCAATGTTGGCGGCGACCGGATCGGCCGGCGGCGCCGGTTGCGGCGGTTGCGGCGGGTTGGCGCGCTCATACTCGATCCGCGCCTCCCAGCCGGCCCGGTTGTCCTCCAGCGCGACCAGCCGCGCCTCGGCCTTGGACAGACGGCGCTGCGCCTCGGCGGCGACCCGCGCATCCTGCGCCGCCCACGCCACCTCCAGATCGTTCTGCGCTCGGTCGGCCTCGGCCTGGGCGGCGTTGATCGCGCTCAGCACCGACTCGTATTGCGCGACCTCGCGGGTGCCGCGCTCGCGATACAGCTCGGCCTCGCGCTCGCGCGCCGCCCGCAGCGCGGCCTCCTCGCGCGTGCGCGACTCCAACAGCGCGCGCTGGGCGGCAGACTCGGCGGTGCGCAGCTCCTCAAGCTGCTTGGTGAGCGCGCCGCGGTCCTCTTCTTGTTCCGGTTCCGGCTCGGGCTCCGGTGGCTCCGGTGGCTCCGGTGGCTCCGGTGGCTCGTCAGCCGGCGGCGCCGACGACAGCTCGATCAGCACCGGCTTGTCGGCCGGAATGGCGGCGGCTTCTTCAGCCGTGCGGGCAGTCGCTCGTTTTGCCATGTTTTAGAACACCAGGTTCGGATCGGTGATGCGCATGCGCAGCTTGGAGTACGGCACGAACCGGCATGGCGTGCCGTTGATCTGCACCGGCCAGCCATCCTTGATGGCGTAGACCACCCAGGAGCCGATCTCGGCGTTGCCGCCCTGACACGGGCCGTCCTCGGTATCACTGAATGCCAGCGGCCCGGTTTTGAGCACCAGGCCGACCTTGCCCTGGTATTCATCCTCCTTGACGTTGTCGGCCGGGCGGATGATGCCACCGGTGGTGCGCTCGTTGCGGATGAAGGTGCCGACCAGCACCAGGTCGCTGAACACCTGCAGCTTGGAGAGATCGCCGACCGCTTTCAGGATGGCGGCCTTGGGATCGTCGGCCTGGCTGATCGCTTCGATTTTGCTGGCACTGATGACAGGCAAGCTTAGCCTCCATTGAGTTCAAGATCGGCGTCTTCGGACAGTTTGATGGCGTCGGCCAGACCTTGCACTCGGCCGACCGCCATCCAGTAGTAGTTATTGGCATCGATGCCGGCCGCCATCTGCTCCAGCAGCGCATGGCGGTGCTCGGCAATCTTTTCTTTCAAGGCGATGCCGTGACGGCTCTGGATCATCAGTGACTGCCTCTATTCATCCAACCCACAAAGCCTGCGATCCAAACCGCGAGGATGATGAGAAAGACGAGCACCAGGCCGCCACCGATCCACAACATGGCGTCGATCATTTTTTCACCTTCTGCAGCCGGCCGACGCCAGTCTCGGCGCCAGCGGTCGGCAAGCGTCCGCCGCGGGCATAGCTGTTCTGGCTGGCGCGGTTCGACCACTTCTTGATGTTGCCGGCGGTCGCCTCACCCGCCATCACCTTGCCGCCCCTTGCGCGCATCGGTGGCATCATCGGCGGCCCACCTGGTCCACCCGGCCCCGCTCCTGGCGGCGGCATCGGCATTGGAGGTGCCGGGGCAGCCATGGGAGGGGACCCGGCTGCCCCGGCTTGTGGTCCCGGTGCCGTCGGGGGCGACTTTTGCGGAACCACAATCGCAATGTTGGTGCGATGGCCCTTGACCTTGCCACCGCGGGCATAGCGGCCCGGCTTCTTGCTGCCGGGCACCTTGGTCTCGCCAGCCTCATGCTGGGCGATCAATTCCTTGAACAGCTTCTTGTCGGCGGCGCGATCGTCGTGCTGGGCCGCGCCACCCGACTTCATGATGTGCTTGACGCGCGAGCGCGAGACCTTGTCCTCGTGATACTTGGCGTAGGGATGAGCCATTGTTCAGCCTCCTCTGACCTTGCCGGCGTCCGACACCTGCCGCGCGGGCGCACCGATGAAGGTTTCCTTCGGCGGCCGGGCGGCGTCGCCCTGCGCCGAGCCGCTGCGACCAGCGCCGGCAATGCGGGCGGCGCGATCCGGCGGATACTCACCGCGACGGCCGGCGAGCTTGCTGAGCTTGTCGCCGTGTGACTTGCGGGCGGCGCCTTTGTGCGGATTAGCCATGAAGCACCTCTTGAATGGCGAATGGGTTCCCCTTCAATGCTTGGTTGATGCGGTCTTCGTCAGCCTTTTTCTCAGCATCCAACTCTCGCCGAGCAACTGCTAGAGCGCGCTTCCGCAGATCAGGAGGCAATCGGAACCAATCAATATAGTCCTGCATCACTTCGTCCCTTTCGACTTCGCCTTTGGCTTGGCTCGTGCCTGTGCCGCGGCGACCTTGACCAACGCTTTCTTGTGCTCGATCTCGGCGGCGTGCTTCTCGTCGGCGTGGCGCATGGCCTGCTCATGCTTGGCGCGCTCGGCCGTGAGCTGATGCTGGGTGCGCTCGCGCTCGACATTCAGCTCGTGCTCGTGGCGCTCGCGCTCGGCCTGGCTCTGCAACTGCGACTTCTCACGCTCGGTTTGCGCCTTGGTGTGCGCTTTCTCACGCTCGACCTGCAATTGGTGACCGGTCTTCTGCTCGTCAAGCTGCATCTCTTGTTGCTGCTTGATCGACTGCATGCCCAGCTCGTGCGAGGTGCGGACCTGGTCGCCCTCGATCTCGGCCTGCACCTTGCCGTCGTCGCGCTGTAGCTCATGCGCGTGCACGATCGCGGCCTGCTGTAGCCGAAGCTGCTCAAGCTGATAGTGCATGCCTTCGATCTTCTCTTTCGAAGCGCGATCCTCGGCCTTGTTGGACGCCTCCAGCTCAAGCTGCTTGGCCTTGAGCGTGGCCTGGAACTGCTGAATCTGCGCCATCGCCTGCTGCGCCTGCGCCTTGGCCTTGATCGCCTCCATGCGCGGGTCAGGCGGCGGCGCGGTCGGCTCGGCATTCATCAGCCCCTCGGCATCAATGCCGACGACGCGGAAGATGCGCTTGATGACGTTGCCGATGTTGAAATACTGGCCATGCGACTGTGCCAGCGTCATCAGCGCCACCGCCTTGGCGATGCGATGCAGCGAGGTCGGGTTGTTTGGATCGGCCACCGGCACCAGCTCGCGCTGGTCGAGTGCCTGCTTGAACTGCTCGACCGTCCACGGCTTGGACGGCTTGCGCTTGCCGCGGTGGCGCCAGAACGCCTCCGGGTCCTCGCGGAAGCGCTCCTTGAGCAGGCCGAACTCTTCCGCTTGCGCGGCGTGCAGGCGCTTGTGCACCGAGTCCATCACCTTGGTGGCCTGCTCGATCATGGCCATGATGGTGCCGACCGGGGTTTCCTGCTTGCCCTCGCCAACCTGCACATCCGCGGTCTGGCCGAGCCGCTGGCCGACCTCCTCGACATGCTGCACAAAGCCGGTGAACGCCGGCCCCGGTTCCTTGTACGGCAGCGGCATGATCGCATCCTGGATGCGCATGCCGGGCGGCACCTGGATCGCCTGCGAGCCGCCGGGTGGGACGCGGATTTGATTGGTCTTCTGCCGCCCTGCCCCTTCGGCGATGAGAAAGCCGGGGAAATTGGCGAACATGCCGCTGTCGATGAACTCGCGCCAGATCGCGGTCAGCGTCAGCGTCACATTGCCGAGAATGTGGATCAGGCCGAGACCATAGAAGCCGAGGCCGCGGATGAACGGGAATTGCACGAAGAACTGCTTGGTCAGGCACTGCTCGTCGTCCTCGTCCCAATTGCGCCGGACGGCGAGCACCTTGCGGCTGTCCTTCTCGATCGTGATCACATAGGGCAGCGGCAGCGCCTTGCCCTTGAATTGCTTGGGCGCAAACTTGGCAAGGTCCAGCTCGCAATAGCTCTCATAGATGACGTAATCGGCGTCCTCGTTGCGCGTCGGCTGCGGACGCACGCCGGCAATACCGGCCTTGGCTTGCTCGACCGGATCGATCGGCTCCGCCAGGCTCGGCAGCGACAGCGGGACATCGCGATAGGCGCCGATGATCTGCATCCGCCGCAGGGTCGAGCGCCGCATCTTGATCTTGTGGGTGACGCGCCCGCAATTGCGGATGTCGGTGGCCGCATTCGACACAATGACGTTCTCGGCGTCCACCGATTCCGACACCGGCCGCCGCCGCAGCGGGCAATTGTAGACCTTCTTGAAGCCGTCGCCGCCGAAGCCGATGTAGAACAGCATCCGATCGGTGTCCGGCACGTACTCGGTGGCGGTCACGGTCAGGTAATGGTTCATGTCGCGCTCAAGCGCATCGCCCAGCTCGTCGAGCGCGTCGCCGTTGACTTCCTCGTCCTCCAGTGGCGGCCCGCCGTTGTCGCCCATCATCGGGTTGGCCATCGGATTGGCCATCGGGTTGGGCGGATTCGGTGCATCGAATGGCGACTGCGCCGGTGGCGGCGGCACCAGCGGCGGCTGCTGACGTTCCGGCTTTGGCACCGCATCGTTGCGGACCTTAACCGGGCCGGTCGCCGGCAGCAGCTCGCCGCGCGCCGTGGCCTGGAATCGGATGGTGGCCTCCAGCAGCAGCGGATGCCGGATCACCGACATGCCTTCGAGCGGCGCCGAGGCGGTGCCGGTGTCGCCGCGCGGCTCCTCCAGCTTGAGGCCGAGCAGCGAGATGCCGCGGGCGCGGGTCGCCAGCCATTCCTTGCGCGACTGCTCGTCGTATTCGATGCCGATCAGCAGGTCGCTGGCAATCTTGGCCAGCGTGCCGTCGTCCAGCTCACCGGCGATGTTGCGGTAGAAGTCGTCGTCATCCGACTTCGATTCAGACAGGTCGGGATCGAGATCGATGGTGACGCTGCCGTCCGGGTGCTCGATCTTGAGCACGCCGTCTTGCATGCTGACGCCGGAATCGTCATCCGGCAGCTCGACCACCGACGGGCCGTCAAATGGTGACGGCTCGGGCGTGGGATCGACCAGGCGGAGTGATGTTGGCGCTGCCATTCGCAAGCACTGAATGTTAGTTCAGCGCTTGAGATAACACGGAACCTGGCTACAACCAAGCTGTGCACACAGCGCTAACATAGCGCTTGACGATCAGGGCCGGATTTTGCTACCGAAATGAACAACCTGGAAGGGAGGAAGCTATGACTGGAAAGGGTCGAAAGGGTCCGACAGGGTTCGACAAGACCATTGGCGCGACCCTGCGCCGGCTGCGCCTGGAGCGCGGCATCAGCCAGACGACGGTCGCCGACTATCTCGGCCTGACCTTCCAGCAGGTGCAGAAATACGAGAGTGGCAGAAACCGCATTTCCGGCAGCGTGATTGTGCGGCTGGCCAGGCTGTTCAAGGTCTCCACCGATTACCTGCTCGGCCACACGCCAGAATCGCTCAGCAGCACCGATGCCTGCCTGGTCATGGGGACATCCAAAGATGGCGTCGATCTGGCCAAGGCGTTCAATCGGATCGGCAGCCCGGCCAAGCGCCGCTTGATGGTGTCGATCGCCCACAGCTTCGGGACTGCGGGAGACCCCCATGAAGCAGCCACGCAAACTTAAGATCAACGCCGTCATAGCCACGCTTGAGGAACAATACCGACCAGTCTACGGACCAGGCTGGCGGTACAAGATCGCGCGCATGTCGCGGATGTGGTGGCATTAGTCCCTGACCAGGGATATCGCCCCCCGGATCAGCCCCCCCCGGGGAACAGCACCAGTAAGGAATCAGCCAATGTCCGAAGAGAAAATCACAATCCGCTCTAGAGAGGGTGCCGTTATGTTTCAGGCCAAAGTGCTATGCCTAATCGCCGGCATTGAGCCCGTAGACCCGATGGATGGCAGCGCTAATTGGTGGATGTTCCAGGCAGAAGCCGGAAAGATCGTTGATGATATTCGGAGGCGATTTCCCCTAGTCCCTCACCAAACTAATAGCGCCTCGAATGAGCCCGCCAGGAAAGAGGACCAGGACCAGGGCGAAGATCACATCCCGCCATGCTGAGGCGTCGGCCTGGTCGAGCTTATACCCCACCAGTCTTTTGACTGCGGTCACCCCGCCGGCGCCTTAATGCTCAAATGCGCGGATAACACAAAACGGAGACTCACACCGGATACAGCGCCACTGACCGCGGCCGATAGCGGGTCTCGTCCTCGACCTCCATCGCC